AGCTGCCCGCAGCGTCAGTCATCGTCGCCGATGAGGTCGTGCCGGCGAACGGACCGGCGTCGCCGTACTCCTCGATCAAGTGCGAGTGCCCGTCGTCGCTCGACGTCATCACCGCGAACTTGGCCTTCTCGAGGTTGCGCTTGCGCAACACGATGTCGGCGCCTTCCTGCGCCGGGTCGTCGACGAGCGCGAGCTTCGTCAGGGTGAACGACCGGAGGATCCGCTTCTTGCCAGGCCCGTGCGTTCCCATTACGTCCCGTCCTCGTCGGCCTCGACCACTTCGTGCTCGACGCGCTCACCCTCGATCGAGAACGACTTGAGTTCGCCAGCGACGCATCGCTTGAGCACGCCCGGCGTCGGCCGCGCCGCGACCATCAGGCCCGTCCAGGCCTTCTTCGGGTCGGCATCGGTCAGCCCGAACGCCTTCGCGACCTCCTTCGTGTAGGGCATCGCGAACACGACCGGCCCGACGTCATCGCCTGCGTGGTTCACGTTCACCGCAGCGCCGTTCTCCATGAAGTCGGCGGACGCCTCGATCATCGATCGGTCGGGAACGTGGTCGCCCTGCGTGTCGAAGTACGGCTTCCCTCCCTTCGTGCAGATGATCGCGCGGCCGAACACGAGGCCAAGGGACGCATCGGCTTTGAGGATCTCGACCTCGTACCGCTTCGCCATCCTGGTCGTCGCTTTCTCGGTCACAGCATGATCCGCGTCGACACCACGCAGCGACAGTGAATCGTCTCGCTAGCTGGTGCGCTCGGGTCGCCAGGATAGCGAAGCGTGTACCCGGCGCCAGAAAGGAACGGCAGCCCGTACGGTCGGAGCTGCCCGTGCATCGCGCGATGCGAGTCGCGGACGCGCGCGTCCAGCGCGCTGTTCCACCGCCGCACGAGCTCGGCAGGGTTGAGGTCCTCCGACGCAATCGCCTGGCGGTACATCTCCTCGCTCCCTTCGTGCACCGCTCGGAGCGTCTCGGTCCTCGCGATCACCGTTGCTCGGTGCTGCACCATCCGCACGCGGTAGCGATCCACCATCCGGCCGATGGACTGCTCGTCGAGAGGTTCCCCTCCCGGGCGCGCCGCTCGGGCAACTCTCGGATCGGACCGCCGGTCGCGCAGATCGCGCGACAGTGCCTCAGACGAGTTCGCCCGCAGCAGCTCGCGGTAGCGTTGCACCGCCCGGACCTGGCCCGGGGCAAGGCCCAGGGATCCAGAGAACCGGCGCGCCGTCTCCAGCGGGTTCACCCCTTCCTCCACCGCCTCCGTCAGGACCGCACGCAGCGCAGTGCGCTGGTCGGCCGTGAACCCCCGGATGAGATCGAGGCGGGCAATCCGCTGGGCGTTGACCGCAAAATCGTTGACCTGGTCGAAGGCGACCGCGATCCCGTGGCCCGCCATCCAGGTCGCCGTCGACGTCGCCGAGGCCACGAAGATGCGCGCCGACTCCGCCGCCAGGAGCGTCGCCGCGCGGTCGACGACGTCGAGAGCCTCGGCAGCGCGGCCGGCGCGGATCAGGCGCGCGAGCTCCGGCAGGGACCGCTGCCGGCGGACGCGATCGATGATCGCCAAGAAGCGCCGGCGCAAGCGCGGCTCGAGCAGCCCGATCAGGGCAGCGAGCCGCGTCGCCGGATCTAGCGGCCGCCGGCTCCTGGCCTTCGCGATCACCGCTGCCGAACCTGGCACGACCACTGCGCCTTCGCCGGATCGCTCGTCGCTCGGATCACGACGTAGGTTTTCCCCTCGATCGTGATCTCGTCGTCCGGCTCAGGCTCCGCGCGACTGGCGATCGTGTCGCCCAAGAGCAGCACCTTCCGGTCGGTCCGCTGAATCAGCGTGCCGTCGACGCGGCTCTCGTCGTAGTCGATCACCACGCCGCGAGCAGCGAACGACGCAGTCGCCGGGTTCATTCCGCTGCTCGCGACCGCGCCGCGCGAGCCCGGAGTCCGCTTGATGAGCGTCGCCGGCCGCAGCCTGGGCCCGAGAGCGGCCGCGATCTTGCCCGAGATGTCGACGCCGAAGAGAGGGACGCCCATTACGGGAACGGCTCCGACCTGTCGAAGTCGTCTTCGGAGAAGAAGGACTCCTCACCGGTGCCGGACGCGAACGACGTCGCGAACGGGCTGTTCCACCGGAGCAGATCCCAGAACCACCGCAGCGAGCGGCGCGGCCCGACGATGCCGCGCTCGGCCCGCCAGAATTCGATCTCCACCGGGCCAGCCTTGTAGCGCTTGTCGTTGCTCGCGAAGTTCGTCGACCCGTCGAGCCCCGGGTTCTGCGTCAGCTCGAAGGCCCACTCGATCTGCCCGTTCTTGATTGCCACGGGCACGAGGTTCGGATCGAGAGCGCGGCCGTACCTGTCGACGACTCCGGTGCGCGGCCACGCCAGCGCCTGCGCCTCGCTCGTCTTGCTGCCCTGCCACGTCAGCGTCTCCATGGACCGCGCCGCAGAGACGAGCGCGGCTTCCTTGTCCGCAGTGTCAAGCCCCGACCACGGGCCGCGCGCGAAGGCGGACTGGCCAAGGTACGCATCCGCTTCGGCAACCGTTACGTACGTGTCGACTCCGACGGTGATGCTCATGGGTTCACCACGTTGCGAAGAACGTCGATGTCGCCGACAGCAACCACCGCGAGCTCGCCGAGCCCGTCGACCAGCTCTAGCTCCTGGTGGTAACCGCCGAGCGAGATCGCTTCCGTGTCGACACGCAGCAACGTGACCTCGCAGACGCCGGCGACCGGGTTCGTCTTGACGACGCCGCTCGTCGTGGTGCTCTTGCTGACGGTCGGCGTCGAGGAGTAGCCGGAATCGGTGAGCCTGCTCAGGGTCCACCGCACGACGAACGGCGTGAGATCGAGAGGCGGCTCGCCGACCGTGTCCTTGTCGATGACGGTGAACCGGAGAACCTTCTTCTCACCGGCGTACATCGTCTGTTTCTCGACGGTCAGCGTCACGGCTCAGCACTCTAGCGCAGCTTCGAGGTCGGCGCGCTGGTCGAACTCAGCGCCGGCGGGAACGACCTGGTCGAACTCCGCGCCGAGGTCCCCGAGCTGGTCGAACTCCGCCCCCAGAACAACGAGCTGCGCGCGCTCGCCGGCGAGGACGACGAGCTGCTGGAACTCGGCCGAGAACTCGCAGACCACGGCCAGCGCATCGCCCTCGCGAAAGACGATCGCTGTCCCGAACGCCTCGGCGCTCGCGATCCCTACCGGGAGGATCGTCTGGTTGAGGTTCGCTGTCCCGAACGCCTCGGCGCTCGCGATGCCCAGGGGCAGGAGGGCGCGGCGCAGGGATGCCGTTCCGAACGCCTCCTCGCTCGCGATCCCGGCGGGCAGGATGGTCTGCCGCAGGTTCGCCGTCCCGAAAGCCTCCGCCGACGCGATGCCCAGGACGACGATCGATCGCCGCAGGCTGGCCGTCCCGAAGGCCTCCTCGCTTGGAATGCTCGCCGGCGCGATCGACCGGCGCAGCATGGCCGTCCCGAACGCCTCCGCGCTCGCGATGCCTGCGGGCAGGATCTGCGTCGCGGTGCCGCTGACCGTCGGCGTGCCGAAGGCCTCTCCCGACGCGATGCCCAGGGGCAGGATGGTTTGCCGCAGGAGGGCAGTCCCGAACGCCTCCGCGCTCGCGATTCCGGCGGGCGAGATCGAGCGGCGAAGCGCGGCCGTCCCGAAGGCCTCCGCGCTCGCGATCCCCGCAGGGGAGATCGTCCGCCGCAGGCTCGCCGTCCCGAACGCCTCCGCGCTCGCGATGCCCAGGGGCAGGATCGAGCGTCGCAGGGACGCGGTCCCGAACGCTTCACCGCTCGCGATGCCGCTCGGCAGGATCGAACGCCGAAGCGCGGCCGTGCCGAATGCCTGCGCGCTCGCGATGCCGGCGGGCAGGATCGATCGCCGCAGCGAAGCAGTCCCGAACGCCTCCGTGCTCGCGATCCCGCTCGGCAGGATCGACCGTCGCAGCATCGCCGTTCCGAACGCCTCGCCGCTAGCGATGCCGGCTGGCGAGATCGTCTGCGGCTCGACCGG